GAAGGTCTTCTTTAAGTGAACCAACACCACGAGAAGATACTCCAAGAGTTACACCTTCACCAATAAGATTTTGTGCAATCTTACCCATAGGTGTTGAAAGAAGTTGTGCCTTTCCTCTAAAATTATTTCCCTCTTGAACAAGAGATGTAATTTTATGAGATACACGATCAAGGTTTACAGTAGGTCCTTCGGGATGTCCAAGTTCACCTAATGCTCTACCTTTTTTAACGAAACTTTCGTTGTATCTATTAACTTCTTTTGCAAGAGTGTTAATTGGATACATTCTACCATTACGGTTTTTTATTTCACCTTGAAGGAACACACCTTCAATGAACATTTTCTTTTGAGCACCTTTACCTTCAACGATAAATTTTACTCTTGCTACTTCTTCCGTAATTAGTTTCATTAGAAATCTCCTACTATTTGAACTTCTGAGATATGTGTTTTTCCGCTTCCACGAACTGCGACTTTAACTTGTCTTCTGATTTCACCGACTGCATCAGTAGCAGATACATTAGCATCACCATAATTTAATGTTACAGTTCCTGACTGAACTCCATTTATTACATCTGGTCCTGAGACTGCCGAAACAGTTGCAGATGTAGTATTAATTCCAGCTGGAGCACATCCTGTTACTGAAACAATATCACCAACAGCAAATGGAGCTTCAATTCCAGATGCTAAACCAAATTTAATCGCACCAGAGGCATTAGTTACTGATGCTGTTTGTATTGAAGAAACTCTTTCCTTAAAAACTGTTGGAGTATCAATCGCAACAAACAAACTTTGGTTATCTGTCGCAGTTGGATTAGTTCCAACGGAGACAAATGCATCACCACCAGCAGGAGTTACTCTAAGATAACCTGATTTTAACGCAATCGGGTCACTCACTGCATTACCATCTAAAGATGTAATTTCTTGTACGACTTTTATAGCTGCCATTTTTTATAATCAACCGTGATAGTGTTATTTATGTTGTTTCCTCGTCTTCAGTAGTGTCAACTACTTCATCAGAAACCTCTTCTCCATCTTCATCTGCAATTGTTGGATCAAACATTTGCGCTGCAATATCAGGTCTTTGAGAATTTATTCTCTCAGCAGCCTTCGCATACAAAGTGTCTTTGATCGAATCTGATATATCAGCAGGTGATTGATCAGTTGCAATCATATCAAGTAATTCATCCATATTTAATAAAATGTTAAGATATCTTGATTATTTATATCTCCGCAGACTTGACATCTTTTTGAAATTCTGCGTCTGTTAATTTAGATGCAGCATCGTCAGGGTCTTCATCTGTAGGAACTTGACCTAAATCTAAGTTTTCTCCTTCTAGTGGTTGACCTGTAATTGGATCAATTGCATTTGGATCAGGTATAATTCCATCTTTAATTTCTTTTTTAATTAATTCATCTTGCTCTTCAATTTCTTGGTCAGTTTGTCTAAGGATTTTGGTACGAACAAAGTGACTAGAATAATACTTTCCAATATATGGTTCAATTGTTGCCAGAGTTCCAAGTCTTTCATTTATTAATTCTGATTCTTTTAATTCTGCAAATTGATTATCATATAAGAAATCATATTGGATATGATCACTTAGAGAATCCCAATCCTCTGGTGTGATTACGTTTGTTAAAATTAATTGAGTTTTAAGTAAATTATTGAATAGATTTGAGAATCTTTTTCTTAGTCTTCCTACAAATTTTGCAAACTTTAATTCATCTCTTAATATCTCTGATGAACGACCTAAATTAAATCCACCATCACTAGCAATTCTTGATTCTGGAACACCGAGAGCACGATATAATTTCTTCTGGAAATATTCAATATCTGTAAGTTCACCTAAGTTTTGTCCACCAGGTAAAGTTGTAATTTCAGTTCCTCTTCCACCTTCTCTTCTTGGTAGCCAGAAGTCTTCCATCATACTCATAAATTTACGATCATCTCTAACTTCTCCAGTCGATGCATCATAAACTAACTTATTACGATAACGACTCATAACTTCTTTTAAGTATTGCTCTGCTTTTACTTTTGGAAGATTACCAACATCAATATAAAATATTCTTCTTTCTGGTGCTCTTGATAATCTGTAAATTACAAGACTATCCTCAATCATTCTTAATTGATTAAGTGCTTTAATTGCCTTATGTAAATATGATAAACAAGTTCCTTTATTACGATCAAATAATCCAGATGTTACATGACAAACAGAATCCTTTGCAATTTTAATTTGTCCTTTACCACCTGCACCAGCTGCAGTTGAATACATTGATGTAGGATAATTTGGTTTTGGTGTGTAAATATAATATTCATCTATCTCAGGATAATCATCCTTTTTAAGTCCACCTCCTGCAAGTGGATCAAGTGGTAATTTACCTTTATTTTTTGTACCTTTTTCCTGACGAACAAACTTCATCTTCATTGGATCTACATAACGTATCTCTTGGATGCCATCTTGTGGTCTTTTGGTATCAATAACTTTTATGTAATATAATCTTCCATCAACATACCAATTTTTAAATATTTCATGAGACTTTTTATCAAAGTCCAACATTTCTTTAATATGTTTAAACTCTTCTCTAATTCTGTCTTTTAATTTATCACTTGCTTGTACGTTTGTTAATTCTATTTCTACTGGTGAATCATATAAATCACTGACTATTCCTTCATTTACAACATCTTCAATCGCACCATCACATTCTGGATGTAATGCCATTTCACGATATCTTTTGATTAAATCATATTCAGTTCTATAAACACCTTCTATATCAACATACTGTCCATAGAATCCAGATTGCACAAAATAATCAACCCCGTCCTCGTTAGATCGAGGAACGGGTGAGACCACTGAATCGGGTGTTTTTTCCGAATCATCAATTGAGAATCCAAACAGTTTCGCCATCGTATAAACTTTTTTCTTTTATTATAGCACTATTTATCAGTTTTAGTTTATGCTTTCTCCTCCAGCATTATCACCGACACCTTTGATAGATTCAAAGTATAGTACTTGCAATTCTACCGTAAACTCCTCTATTGTGTCAACTGTTTCATATGATAAGTCAACCTGACTGATATTTGTTGGGAAAACATCGTAGAATCTATAACTTCTAAGTGTTGAACCATCACGATCAAGTTGATGAACGTATGCGTCTTCTTGATAATCTGCTGGGTTATTAGCACCAGTTGCATCAGATAATCTATTAATTGAATTCATCCACTTTTCAAAAGCAGAACGAATTGAGAAGTCAGTATCGTTAATAACTGTGATAGTCCATGTATCAAACGTTCTATCTCCTGCTATTTTTAAGATTCTTCCTCTAAAGTTGACATCTATTGGAGTGATATTTGAAGCAGGTAAGGCAGCTGCTTTGACTAAGAATCTTGCCTTGTCCTTTACATCATTGTCGATTGCAATCTCTTCTGGGAAAGCAAGTTCGACTTCAAATAGATTCGGTCTTGCACCACCACCGACTAACTTACTTTTAAAGTCAGTTATTCGTCTTAAAGGTGGTCTATTAAATTGGGTTGCCATTTTACTTAATTACCTCTACTTAAACAGAACCGACTACTTCCTCGAATGATACACCTGTTCGTGTAGCAACGAAGGTTAGACCGATGAAGTTAATTGACCTTGCAGGTTTAATGAATATGTCTGCGACAAATTCATTATTATCTATGATTGCAGCAGTGTTATTTGTTTCATCACAGATAACTCTGAAATCAAAGATTCCTCGTTTTGCCTGTACATCACGAAGGAACGGTTCAACAATGTTTACAAAGTTTGTTCTTGTAATCTCATCATTGAATTCAAACATTTGATCTCTTGCGGCTGAAGAGATTGCATTTTCAAGGAAGATAAACAATCTACGAACGTTTATCCTGTCAAATGCTGATGCTTTTCCAAGTGCTGTCTTATCACCGAAGAGAACTATTCCTCCACCAGGTGAGAAGATGATTGGATTTATTCTATTAGAATACAATTTATCTCTTTGTGTTTGAGATGGATTGTATGTTAACTTAACTGCATTAAGTATTGCACCTCTTGCAGTTCCTGCTGGTGAGAACCAAGGGAAGTTGTTGATGTCATTTCTTGCACATAATCCTGCGATGTCTCCATTCATTGGAACATATCTGAATGTATCTGCAAATCTGTCATACATGTACTTGTAACTTCCATCAAAGACTGCGAATGATGATGAGGTAACAGGAGCAAAGAATCCAACAACATTATCTGTAATTTGTTCATCATTAAAGACTGTTACTGCACCTGCCGCACCGTCACTTAAAAATGCACCTCTATGAGGTGATACAAAAGCAACTGCATCTTTTCTTATCTCTGCAACAGAGATTATTTTATTTGCTAATGATTGTGTTGTTTCTTTTGTATGATTACCAGAACCCATTAGAATGAAATCTGCTGAGTTTAAATTATCATCTTCAAAGAGTTGATAACCTCCTGCTAGTCCAGCCAAGGTTACTTGGAATGCACCATCTGCATCCTCATCTGTACCACCATCATAGTTTTTACCACCACCTAATGTAAGGGTTGTTGCACCAATACCAGAAAAACTAATACCCTGTGCATTTTGATCCCATCCACCATCAGCAAATTGTGTGAAGTTAGATGCACCAGCACCAAATGATGTTGTAACTATTCCTGCAGGTGCTCCACCAGCAAAAATATTTGTTGAGTTATTGTAAGTGTATTTTCTCCAGTAAGAAGGTGAACCTAATGAATACTCCGCATCTTTTGCTTTTGACATTGATAGATGCTTCTCTAGGATTGTACCTGCATTACCTGATACTTCACCAGTATCATCAATAACAACAACGTGCACTTCATCAAATCGTGAATCACGAGCAGCTGCATAATTTGATGTGCCAGGTCTGTCTGATATATTATTCCAATTAATTGTTGAGTTTGTTAATTGAATTGTTTGTTGATCAAACCAGTCAACACTTGCAGTTGGTGTTGCACTTACATATGATGAGGATTGTCCAGTAGTGTGAATTGCAACTGCTGTATTACCAAACTTGTAAATACCGTTTGGTTGATAAGTCACCTCTGTTGAAACACCTGCGTTAGTTACTGATTCTAATATCTTAACTGATACTTGTTTTAGATTTGTATCTACTTGTGTAACAATACCTTTGAAATATCCAGTTAATAATGAAGTTGTACCAGAACCTGCTACAACTGTATTTGCTGGAATACCTTGAGTAACTCCATAACCAACGTTTATGTTTGCTGGTAATGAACTAAATGTTAATACTTGGTCTGCTAAGTCATCAATTATAGCAACCTTCAAGTTATTTGCCCATGAACCAGGATTTCTAGCAGCAACAGTTACTCCAGTAATTGTTGAACCATCATATCCTAAATCGTTATAATGTTCTGTGCTTTTTATCTTAATACTTCCTGCTGTTCCCGAAAAAGCATTCTTTAAGTCGTCATCATCTGCTCTAACAACTCTTAATGGCCCACCATAAGCAAGATATGATGATGCAACCATCCAATACTCATAGTGCTTGTCAGCAGAGTAAGGTTTTCCAAAAGCATTTAATAAATCTTGCTCTGTCTCTACCAAAATTGGAAGGTCAACTGCTCCTTTAGCAAACGGTCCTACAAGAGCACCAACTTTATCAGATGCTGTGTCAACACGACCAACGGTTAGGTCAACCTCTCTAACTACAATTCCAGGAGATGCTAAATTTAGTGGCATCTTTATTCTCCGAATCTCAGATTATTTCTGAAATTATTTATTAAAATGCCCTTTTTCATGTAGCCTACATGCACTATAAAGCACCATCCCAGAAAGTATCACCCATTGGTTGCATATTTCTTGATATAAAATATAACCCTATATTACATACGAACCAGTTAATGTTTATGACCCAAGTTTGTCTCCAAAGGTATTTTCGATTTGTTTCTACTATAAAAATATTTCTTTGATTATCAGATTGTTTTACAATTTGTTCCAATATCAAAGCAATGACAAACCCAATTGCATAGATGTAGAATGCAAAATTTAAAAAACTAGAACTGAAAAGTAAAGCTGAAATCATCTGTAATCCCACATATAAGAACGG